TTCTTTGAAATAAAGTAAGATGCACCTGAAGACAATAAATTAGTATTAAATCCAACATTAACACCAGTATCAATCCCTATAGGATCTCCTGTTGTAGTATATACAATTTCTTCACCATTTAAAAATCTATGTTCCCCATCAAATGCGTTTGTTGCTAAATCTACATCAAAATCGGTATATGCTTTACTATAAGTGAATCCTCTCATCTTTGCTTCACATCTCGCACCTGTTCCATTTCCTCCAGATATAGTGACTGAAGGTGTTGTAGTGTAATCAAACCCCCTATTATCTACTGTAATCTCGGATATACTACCAGAAAAATTACCATAAGCAACACAACTATTACCAGAAAGATCTACAATGGATAATGTTGGTGGATTAACGACATCATAATCCTGTCCAGAATTTAAAACTTCAATTTCATTTATTTGCCCGTAATATAAAGAATCTTTTGAAATTGGAGAATGAAATTCAATTCCATTTAAGGAAACACCAATTGCCCCTTTAATATTTTCCTTTTTAGTTGATATTTTTGGATTTTTGTATATTCTTTTAAAATGGTCTTGATTTTGTAATCTTTCACCTTCATACAAATTTGCAGGAGTGATTGTATGGACAACATCTTTAAATATAGTATTAATACCCGTAGTATTATCGTTTATAGTTCCGACATATCGAGGTATTTCTAATTCTCCTCTGTATAAATTTAACGGTGTTAAAGCTAACTTGATTGTATTTGAATCAATGACATTAACAAAATAGAATCCAGTGTTTATACCAGTTATTCCAGATCCAGATGAATATGTAAGATCCTCTCCTAAATTAAGATAAACTTTTTCGCCATTTGTAAAATTATGATCATTTATGTTAACTGTATATTGGTTTGTACTAACTCCAGACGATGAATTAAATGTTTTTGATCGATTAGTATTTGTTGTCTCAAAAGATGGATAACCAGAAAAAGAAACATATGTGTTTTCTTCATTATCGATAAATGTATTCTGAATATTACCTAGTAAAGAAGTAATTCCAAATCTACTATCAATATAACTAAGTTTTTTTCTTATTTGATAATCTCCAAAAATGCCTGGTGCACTAGTGACTTCTATGCTAAATTTATTTGGTGCGTTTGTATCTTTAACTTCTATGTTTTCAGCCTGCAATGATCCATTAGATTTAAAAATTATATCGATTCTATCTCCTTTTTTCAAATAATGATTTACTTCAGTTGTAAATGCCTCACTTCCGTTATGATTAATGACATCAATATACGATAAGTTATTGTAAAACCAAGTATTGAATTTTGGATCATCAATATCAACTTTTTCACCTAAATGTTTAACTCCTATTGTATCACCATTATCAAAATATTTGGTAATGTTAGCATCATCTGAGACTCCAGATATTGATCCAGTTACTCGCATCGTACAGATTTTTGTCAAATCATTATTCTCATATCCATAGATAAAATTAGAATCAATAATAGGATCAGACTCTGTTAAAATTCTAGAAATGCCAGTACATCCAAAAAATTGATTATTTGATTTGGATGTATAAGTTGCTAGTGTATATCTGTTGTCTGCGTTCAAGTAATAAAAATTACCAGAATTACCAAATCCAATCGTAGAGTCCACAGTTGTGACTTCTGTGGTTGGTGCGGTTCCGACTACTTTTGTTTTTGTAGAAACTTTAAATTTATTAATTATTGTTCCTTTTGAAAAGGAGATTTTAAAATATTTTTTACTTTTTAGATATATTGCTTCAACATTTGCTACAGCTCCACTTGCAGTTGGGTTTGTGAATGAGTCTTGATATATTTTAAGTCCTACTAAATTTAAAGGATTTCCACTTATATTTTCTACAATAATGTCATCAGTTACGTCCCACTCTGCGTCTGATGGTAAAAATGTTTGATCAAAAGGTTTTATTATATCGACTTGCTCTCCATATAAAACTTGAAACAAAATCTGTAAAGATGTATCAGTTCCTTTTGAACTGTAAAAATCTCTTGCTCTTGATAAAATATTTTCTACATTTAGTCCATATGCAAAACTTTTACCCTCTAAACCAGGTAAAAAGTGTTTTCTAAACTTTTTATAGAATTGAGTTACAAAAAGGAAACTTAAATTTACTACTAGTGAATTTGCATTGTGTGGTGCAGCATTAGTATCGCTAAATGTTAAAAACTCAGGAGTTCCAGCTGTTTCAAGTGCAGATATTCCACTAAATCCACGAATACAACCAGTAAATGTAAAAGTTTCTCTTGTGAAAGAAAAGGCACCCTTTACTGGATTAGTAATTGTTACATCTACGGTTGAAATTCCAGATATTGGTTTATCAACAGTTATCGTATCAACACCAATGGCAGAAACTCTTGTGTTGGGTGTAACTACAATATTATCACCGTAATTTGTAATTTCAACCGAAGATAAACTTACTATATCATTAACGTTAATGTTTGCAGTGGATATTCCACTTATAGTCATATCATGTTTAAGATCAATATTACCACTTGCTATTGAAACATTTGTTAAATTTCTTCTTTTTCCAGTGTAAGTAATAATCTCGTTATCAATTTTCAGAAGACCATATGTATCTGGAAATCCTTCACCTTGATTTACAGTTATCTCATCATCAAAAGCATACGTTAAAGATGCTAAAACAACTGGTGATTCTGGAGTTGTGCTATTTGGTGCAGGTACTGTTTGTTTTTCAACTAAAGATATATCAGATACAGTTGAAATTTTCTTTAGTGATGCAATACTATCAGCTAAGTAAGTTGTTCCGTACTCACGTTCTTCAGATGCGTAGTACTGAGTTAAAAACTCCTTGAATAATGGATTATCTACTTGTATAAAATCTGGTATTTGACTACCAAGAATATTCGATATTTTAACTTTTTTATCTGACATCTGTTATCTTGTATATTTTTTGTTACTAATAAAACTAGATGGTGGTGTGTAGTTAGTTCCAGAAATATTGGAACCAGAAACAAGAACATCCTCTAATAAATTAAGTTGACTGTTTCCCTTAGTATCTAGCACAATATAAAGATTCTCTTTTGCCACAATATCATTGGATTCTGGAGTAATTTCAATTTCAACTTTTTCAGGTATAGTCGTAGATGATATATTAATTGGAAATAAATTTATTTCTCCTCTTACATAATCTACAATTCCTGCATTATTGTTAATATAAGTGATAATTTCACCATCAAGTGTAAAAAATTTGATAATTCCAGTAGTTTGATCACTATTTGGAAAATCTGTTAAGTATACATCTCCATCAACCCCTTCAATCTTAAAAGCAGAGGAACGAATATTAAATCCTTCTAAATCAGCATGAAACTTATTTCCATAACATATTTCATAAGTTGCTACTTGGTTGTATGATGGTTTTAAATCTCTTCTCATTACCAACTTGGTGATATTTGAAGTTATTCCAGTATCAACTCTATCAATTTGAGCAAGTAACTTACTATACTTTAATCTTCCACCAAAAGAATTGATATCTGATGATTTTGCATAAGTCTCAATCGCAGATATTATTCGAGACTGTAAGTTTAACTTGTCAGATATGAATCCTGAGTCATATGAAACAGTTGAATTGAATTCAACATACAAATACTTTAAATCTAGAAATTCTTGCTTAATGCCAGCTACTGTATATTTCTTCAAATCATTTTTAATTGAATCTTTGACTACAGTAGATAAAACTTCACCATTTTTTGGTTTAACGGTAATGAAAACTTTTCCAAATTCTGGTGGATCAAGTTCCTCTCCACCATAAGCACTTACGGAGTCAATATTTGGATATAAGAAAGGTATTAAACTCTTATAATCATTTGGTGTTACTGCTCTATACTGCGACGCATAGACCCTTGGAGCAAGGTATTTGATGTTATCCACAGATTCTATCGAATCACCATTTTCTGACCTCTGTGTGGTCGTTAGGATGGATATACCACTTGTAATATCTCTATCTACACCTCCAACAACATATGTTAATCTTCCAGCAAAGTTAAAGTTAGCAGCATTATTACCATCAGTTCCATTGGTAACGATGTAACTAACTCTTATTGTAGCTCCGTTTGCTGGTTTTTTACCTAAAACATTGTCACCAAACATAATTTGGTATCGTTCATCATCAACTTCTTGAAAAAGAAATAGTCTAGACTCGGAATTTACATCAAAAATGTTAGTGTATGCGTTATAAACCTCAGTTGATCCTTTTTCTTCAACTTCAACACGAATTGAAGAGGTATCAATGTTTGCATTTGGTAAAATATATCTTTGATTTGTCTGTGAACTGTCTACTCTAAAGGTTTTTGTTAAATAACTACCTTCATAAATCGAAATATTGTTAAAATTTGCGATTCCTTGACTATTTGGTGTTACTGTAATGTCATCTGGAACTGAAAATACGTAATTTCCACCTTGAATTGATCCTAATGCAACCAAACCCTTGTTTAATTTGACAATATTTGCTCCAGTTGGTACATTTACTGAAAAATTCACTATTGCAATTGCAGATTTCTTCGATCTGGGCACATAACCAATGTTTCTTGCTAGTGATACAACATTTTCACGTAGAGTTGCACTATCAATAAATGCTTCATTGACAGCCATATTTGTATTATAGGCAGTTATATAAGAGTTATATGCAAGAGTATCAATTAAAATCGAAAAGTTAGACCCCTCAAAGTCAAAATCGGAGAAATTTGAGTTTGATCTCAAATAATCTTTGATTTGAGCCCTTAAAGTATTAAAATCAAGGTTGGTAAACTGTGTAAATGACATTATATCCTAGTCGGTTGAAGTAAAAATTCGATATTTTGTGTTGGAAAGGGTAATCCTGTAATTTC